CTCGCCTGGGAGTATTACACCCAGGAACCCATCGTTAAGAACGCCGTCAATTCCTGGCGTGCCTTCGCCATCGGCGATCAGATCACCTTCACCAGCGACGACGAGGACGTGAAGTGGGAGGCGATTGAGTTCGCCCAACGCGTGGACCTTGACCAATTCGTGCGGGACATGGTCCTTCAGTTGCTCGTCAAGGGCGATTGCGTCGGCTACAAGACCTACGCCAAGGACGGGAAGGACATCGAAGCGCTCCAGTGCATCAACCCCGTATCGGTGAAGATGACCTATGTCCAGGGCGAACTCCTCGAAGCCAAGCAGTACCCCGAGGACTCCAGCGGCTTCGGGGATGGCGTATCGCTGCCGCTGGAGCAACTGATCCACCTGAAGTGGGACGCGCCGTCGTTCTCCCCGCGAGGCAACAGCATCGTTCTGCCGGCCTTCGCATCCATCGCGCTGCTGCGCGACTACCGCAAGAGCGAGCAGGCCATCGCCAAGCGGTGGACGACGCCGCTCCGATTCATCCAGGTCGGCGGTCAGTTCGGCACGAAGCTGATCATGCCGGACCAGGGAATGCTGGAGCGCGTCCGCGACATGGTCAACAAGATGGACCTGCGCGCGGGCCTGGTTGTGCCGTTCTACTGCGACGTCAAGACCTACGGCGCGGAAGGCGAGGTCCTGAACACCGAGGACAAGGTCAAGGAAATCAAGGAGGACATCATCGTCGCCCTGGGTCTGGCGCGCAGCATCGTCACCGGCGACGGCCCCAACTTCGCCACGGCGTCGGTCTCCATGCGCAAGATGATCATCATGCTCGGCGAGATCAAGCAGGCGGCGCGGCGGCTCGTCCGATGGGTGCTGGATGACTGGCAGGAGGTCAAGGGTTACTCGGACAAGACCGTCGAGGTGCTGTTCAACGACCTGGACCTGACCGACGAGGTCGAGGTGCGCAAGTTGCTGGTCGAGCTTTACGACCGCCGGCTTATTTCACGTAAGAGCCTCCAGGTCCGAATGGAACTCGATCCCGATGTCGAGGCCGAGCAAGGCGAGAAGGATCGCGGGGATGTCGACCTGACCGACGAGCGGCGGGTCAGACCGATCATCGACATGGTCATGGCGGGGATCATGTCGCCGGAGTACGCGCGGGAACTGCTCTCCCTGCCCGCCGACAAGAACCGCACCGAGGCCGAGCGGCTCAACGTCGCCGCCAAGCTGTTCTCCCAGGGCGACGTCCCCGAAGCCATGTGCGATGGCTGTGAGTACTTCGACGCCGCCGAGAACTGGTGCGAGATCCGCGAGCGCGAGACCCGGTTCGATAACAATGCCTGCCGCTACTTCGAGCCGAGCCAGGACGCCCCAACCGAGACGAGCGCCATGCGGGCGCGGAAGAAGGAGTGCGCCGAATGCCGCTGACGCTGGAATCTTCCGGTGCCGTTGCCGCCCCCGAAGCAGAGCGTTTCCCGCTTGCCGCCGAGGCCGCGCCCAAACCGCAGGCGGAGCGCATCCGGCAGGCGGTCCAGAGGTCATACCGGAACCGCAACGCCTTCACGGGGAAGACCGCGGCCAAGGTCACGGACGTCCTGCAGCGAGCCGAGAAGGAGGTGAAGGCTGCGCTCCTCCACTACTCGACGCTGGGCGATCTGACTGAGGGGAAGGTCGCCAATCAGCGGTCGCTACGGCGGCTGGACGGGGAGATACGCGCCATCATCGCCCAAGTGCGCGACGAGCACCGGCTCATCCTCAAGGGGGCAGGCAAAGAAGGCTTCAAGCGCGGCCTGGCCCACGGGATCGGGGAATTCGCCGCTGCACAACTTCCGTTCTACAAGGACCTGGGGCCGGATGGCATCAACAAGATGTCCACGAACGTCTTCACCATCGTGGACACCTCGGCGCTGGACTTTATGACGCGTTTCAATATCCAACTGGCCGGCGACGTCTCACGCGAATTGGCTGACGGCATCAACCGCACCATCCAGACCGGCATCGCCACGGGCATGTCGGTCAAGGACATCGTCAAGGAGATGGGCGCGGTCGTGACGGACCGGGAGGAGTTTCGGCACGCGGGCAAGAAGGTCTTCGGCAAGGCCCAGACCCGCATGGAACTGATCGCACGCACGGAGACCATGCGCGCGCACAGCCAGGGTCAGCGGAAGTTCTATGCAACCGTCGGCGTACAGAAGCTCGAATGGCTGACGATGCAGGACGAGCGCATGTGCCCGGAATGCGCGGCGCTTGACGGCAAGGTCTACCCCGTAGACCAGTTCCCGAATCAGCCGCTGCATCCCGCCTGCCGCTGCGGACACGTTGCCGTGGTGGACATGCCGATCTGCGGGGCCGGTTCGCTGGCGTCGGAAGCGGCCGATGCGCCCGGCTGCATTCTCTCCCCACAGGACGTCGAGGCGGAAGCCGAAGCGGTCAAGGCCGATGTCCAAGCCGTGAACACGGCTCTCGATACGGGGAGCTTCGAATCGCTCACGGTGAAGCAACTCCAGACGGCGGCCAAAAAGCAGGGCATCGCCATCGCGCGCACGAAGTCCGACTTTCTCAAGCTGCTCGACCAGGCCAAACCGGGCGTGGACCACTCTGCGTTAGCGGGTCAGGCGCTCAAGGACAAGCTCGCGCAATACCAGATCGGCGCGTTGCGCACGAAGCAGGAACTGACCGACCTGCTCAAGGCCAAGCACAAGGCGGCGGTCCAGGAGGAGTCCCTTCAAGCGATGACGCCGCCGGCGGGCGGGTACGACCAGTTCACGGTCAAGCAACTGCAGGAGATGGCCCTCCAGAAAGGCGTCTCCCTGCATATGACGAAGCAGGACGTCATCGACTACCTCGACAAGGTCGAGCCGGGCGTGGACCACTCGACGCTGTCAGGGCCGTCGCTGGTCCAGGCGAAGGAGAAGTTTGGCGTCGGCACGCTGAAGAACAAGCAGCAGTTGGTGGACGCGCTGAACAAGAGCGCCGGGCAGGAGGCCGCTGAGCAGGCAAAGAAGCAGACCGAGCAGGCCGAACTGGCCGCCAAGGTCGCGCAGGCGCAGACTGACCTTGCCGCGAAAACCGCCGCCGTCCAGATTCCCGATGACCCGATGCAATACGGGAAGTTTCTGGAGTCGGTGAAAGCAGCCGAAAACCAGGTCGCCCAGTCGGGAATCGTTCCGAAGGACGTGCTCGACGCCCACGCGAAGGAAGTCGCGCTCAAGAAGCAGGTCTTCCAGGACAAGATCGCCGTCCTGCCCAACGCCGACGTGAAGAAACTGGCGCAGAAGACCCAGATCAAGCACTACCAGTGGGCGAGCAAGGGTGAACTGGTAACGCTGCTCACGGAGACCGATGCGGCGAAGGTCCAAGCAGCCAAAGACGGGATCGAGGCCAAGTGGGCGAAGTGGGCGGAAAAGCACGGTTCAAAGAAGACCAAGACGAGCGAGGGACCGCCGACCAAGCTCGCTCCCGCGCCGCCTCCAGCGCCCGCGCCCAAGGCACAGCCCCCTTCGGCCCCCCCGACTCAGGCTCCGGTCTTCGCCAAGAAAGGATCGGAATTCGAGACGGCCGACGCGACGTGGCAGGAGAAGGGCCAGCCCAAGAATTTCAAGTTCCAGGGCAAAGCGGACATCGAAGGCGCGCACACCAAGTACTTCTACACCGACGAGAAGGGCGAGAAGTGGCTGTTCAAACCGGTCCCGGAGGAGTTCCGGGCGCACGGCGACGAGGTCGCTTATCGGATCGGCAGGCTCATTGATCCCGAAGCCATCGAGGTGCGCGTGATCGCACTGGACGGCCGCGTCGGCTCCATCCAGCAATGGAGGACGGGCCTGGCCAAACAAAAGGACTTCGCGGGCCTCGATCCGAACGACCTCTCGCCGCGCGATATCGAGCAGCTGCAGCGCGAACACGTCATCGACTGGCTGATCAGTAATCACGACGGGCACGGCAAGCAGTTCCTGCGGATGCAGGACGGCCACGTCTACGGCATCGACAAGGGACAGCTGTTCAAGTTCCTGGGCGACGACCGGCTCAGTCTCGACTACCACCCCAATCAGGCCCACGGGGAGAGCGAACCGTACTACAACACCCTCTTCCGCGCCGTGAAGGACGGCAAAGTGAAGGCCGACCCCGCCGTAACGCTGCGGTACGTTCGCGAGGTCGAGAAGATCTCCGACGCCGACTACCGCGCGATCCTGGCCCCGTATGCCGAGCGGAGGTTCGGCGACAAGGCAGCGCAGAAAGAAGCATTCTATCAGGCGGCTCTTGAGCGCAAGAACAACATCCGCCTTGACTTTGAGAAGTTCTACGGGGACGTTCTTGGACAGAAGGACTTCCGCTTCGAGGCTGCAGAGCCGGAACCGTCCAAGGTTGGCCGGCTGACCAAGACCGAGGTGGGCATCCTTGCCGAGGTCCGCAAGGCCGGCTGGCAAGGGAAGGTGATTCCGTTTGACGTCGAAGACGTGGAAGACCAGAATGCCCTGGTCTTCGTCGAGACTGCCGGCGGCGGTCCGCGCACCGTGGTCCGGCTGAAGATCCGCCCGGACGCGGAATCGAAGATGCTCCGCAACCTGGCATTGACGTCCGACGACCGTCTCGTGGTCCAGGTGGGCGACACGTTGCCCCAGGACGTCTTCCACGACAAGCTCCTCGGCGGGATCAAGACGGTCAACACCCACGTGGAGAAAGGCGACTTCGCCTACAACCAGGAGAAGCTCGACGCCATCAAGGACATGGTCCCCGATCTGGAGAAGCTCCAGAAGTCGAAGGACCCGGACGTGGCGGCAATGGCGACGAAGTACCTGGCCGAGTGTCAGAAGGTTCTCGATGGCGCGACAAACAAGACCAAATACGAGGGGAAGTTCGCGCCATACAAGAAGCAGTTTCAGAGCCAACCGGACGAGAAGAAGCCGGCGGAAGGTATCACAGCACGCAAGACCAAGGTCCGCATGCCCCTGCGCGAACTCAAGAATGGCGAGATCTCCGTCGCACAGGAAAACGCCGCCACATCGGACGTCTTCGGTCACGCGATGAAAGACGGCGTGCAGTACGAAATCACGCTTGGCGATGGCATGACGGCCAGCTATCGCCCGTGGGTCAGCGCCAACTACTACGCCCACCAGGGCGAGATGGAAATCCGCGTGCCGGGCAACCCGGACCCGGAAACGTTCGAGAAGATGATGGCGCAGCTGGATCGCATGGGCATCACGGCGACTGTCGCCACACCGCAGGACGCCGAGTTGATGTACCTGCACAAGCAGGCCTACATCCTGAAGGAGGACACGTCCGCCGCCTATCGGAAGATGACGCAGGACCTAGACAAG